ACCAGATGATTATAATGGTCAAACAGATTGGGTTAAAGGTAAGGATGGGAATGATTGGTATGTTGTTTGTTTGCCTGCTATTTGTGAGCGTGAGGATGATCCTTTAGGGCGTAAGGTTGGTGAAAGATTATGGCCGGAGCATTGGTCAGAAAAGCATTTTGCACCATTTATGCTTGATGCCAGAACTTGGTCCTCACTTTTTCAGCAGCGACCATCACCAGAAACAGGAACTTATTTTGAAGACAAATGGATCAGACTTTATGGTGAAGGTACGCGTACGCCAGTCCCTGATCGTGATACTATGTATGTGTATGGGGCTAGCGATTATGCTACTACTGAAAAGGGTGGAGATTATACAGTCCATATCGTGGCAGGGGTGGATCCTTACCACGATATTTATATTCTTGACCTTTGGCGTCAGCGAACTGCGTCGGACAAGTGGGTAGAAGCATTCTGTGATCTGGTTGAAAAATGGCGGCCAATAGGTTGGGCTGAGGAAAAGGGGCAGATAAGATCTGGTGTTGGGCCATTTTTACATAAACGTATGATGGAACGTCAAATTTATATTGCCAGGAAAGATTTCCCGACTAAAGGTGATAAGGCAACCCGTGCTCAAAGCATCCGTGGTCGTATGGCGCAGGGTAAAGTTTATTTCCCATTACGTGCCCCATGGTTTTCTGATTTAAAACGGGAATTGTTGACATTTCCTGTTGGGGCACACGACGATCAGGTCGATACTCTGTCTCTTCTTGGTCAAGTCCTTGACTTGATGATTCGTGGCACACCTAAGCAAAAAGATAAAGAAAGCCCAAAGGTGCTGACTAGCACCCCCTGTGAAGATATAAGGCATGCAAAGAAGGGTGAATCAACGTTGACGCTCGATGATCTGTTTAATGAAAATGAGAAACATTATGGCGGCTCTGATGAAGGTAAAAATTTGAGGATTTGGTGATTTGGATCCATGGCACGTGTTGTAAGCAATAGAAATCATGTCCTCATGGCTGTGCTTGCTACAACGTCGACTGACACATTGTTGTATGATTATAGTGAAACTGAGAATTTCTACTTATATATTGCTGGGGTAGCTTATGCTATTACCCCCCTTGATGCTTCACAATGGTTTATAGATAACGCAGCGACTGCCACTATAGTATATAATCCGTTTTTTAATCCAGCAAAGATGCCTAGACCATCTAATGTTGCACAGCCAGGGGGTTAACGAATGGCCCCCATTCCCCCCGTTGGGGGTATCCTGTCAGGGCGTGATTGGACTGAAATGGCTGTCCATGGTTATGTTGGGACTGCAAGTGTGTATACAGCGGATCAACTTCTTTTGTTTGATTTTTCAGATACCCAAATGTTTCATATTCTTCAGCGGCCAGGGCCTCTCCTCTATAGGGTTACAACTGCTCAAGCGAATACATGGCTTGGGACTGTTACAATCAATAAAGTATTCTTAAATTTTTAATGATGGGGTGTTAATCAATGAATGGCACTGATAATCTTTATCAATCAAATATAACACCGCAGTTCTATGATGCCCTGCAATATTTCCAGATGCCTCAATCATCACCATTGGCAGGTAATAACTTACCAATGACCCTGAAACAACTTTCAAAACAGAGTTCTATTGTGCCCAATCAAAATATGTCGTATGGGGCCAATGCTACCGCAGATCCTAACCAAGGTTATGATCTATCGTCACTGTTCAATTATAGTCCAAGCATGATTCAACAGCAACCAAATCAACAGTCAGATCAGACAGATCAACAAACAAATCAGAGTGGATCAGGATATTAATAATTCAGTCGAACAGATAGTTAGGTCTAAATAATGACACTCCAAGACTACCCGCGCCGCGGGCCTGCCGATATAGGTATTAATCAACCACGTGAGCGGGATGATGATGATGAATCTGTAAGCAAATATAAGCCGGATTTAGATGTGCTCGCTGGCCCTCATGGCGGTGACAAAGGGCGCAGGTTAGCATCGTTCTGGATGGAACGAATTATTGAAGTTGATGATGATAGGGATTTTAAGCAATGGTTGAAACGTGCTACAACAATTGAGAAACGATACAGGGATCAGCGTAATAGAATTGATGAAGAAGGACAAAGACGAGTTAATTCTTTATGGGCAAATATCGAAATATTAAAGCCTGCGCTCTATGGTAAGACACCAATTCCAGTTTGTGAGAGACGATTTAAAGATAAAGACCCAGCAGGGAGGGGTGCAGCTCAAATTCTGGAGCGCGCTTTAAGGAATGAAATTGAAATTTGTGGCTTTGACGAAGCTATGCGTCAAGCCTTATTAGATTATTTGTTGGCAGGACGAGGATCAGTTTGGGTCAGATATGAACCCATTTTTGATGGTGGGCCATCTTTACCGACTGACAGTGAAATGGATCATTCAGATTCGTTGGGTAACATTATTGAGGAACCCAAAGATGATGAGGAGCAATGGAAATTAAGGGAAACTGGGATCAGGGTTATCAGGGAATCGACCCCGGTTGATTTTATTCAGTGGACTGATTTTTATACTTTCCCAGCCAGGGCACGTATTTGGAGAGAGGTTACAGGGGTAGGTAAACGTGTTTATATGACCCGTGAACAAATGAAAAGGAGATTTGGCAATGAGATTGGACGTGCCATACCTTTTCAGAAGGATGATCGTAAGACGCGCCGCCAAGAGGATACACGCCAAGGCCATCAGATCGATGAAAAAGCCCAAGTCTATGAGATTTGGGATAAGACTCAGCAGGAAGTTATTTGGGTGGCAGAAGGCTATCAATACCTCTGCGACCGTAAAGATGACCCGTTACAATTAGAACATTTTTTCCCCTGTCCACGGCCATTATATGCAAATACAACCAATAACACTTTAACTCCAGTCCCTGATTTTATACAATATCAAGATCAAGCCCTTCAGATCGATGAATTAACTCAAAGAATTAATCAACTGGCCAAAGCCTGTAAGGTGGCAGGTGTCTATAATGCTGCGGCTAAAGGTATTCAGCGTCTTTTTAATGAGTCAGTCGAAAATGAGATGATCCCAGTTGATGACTGGGCTGCCTTTTCTGAAAAAGGAGGTGTGGCAGGTAATTTAAGTTTTATTCCATTGAAAGAAATAATGGGTGTCATTGAGGAATTAACTAAAGTTAAAGAACGTGCCACGGCCGAAATGGACAGATTAACTGGTATCAATGATATTATGCGCGGTGTCAGTGAAGATGCACGTGAGGCATTAGGTAGCAAGCGGTTGAAAGCCAATGCATCAGGGACCAGGCTTCAATCAAGACAGGATGAAATCGCACGGTTTGCAACTGATATCTTAAGGATCATGGCTGATATTATGTGCCGGCATTTTTCAGTCCAGTCGTTGATAGAAGTTTCAGGTGCTCTGTATGAGGAAGGGTTGGGTACTATGGACTTCCCACCCGAAGATATGCTACCGTCTGACGTTCCTCCCGAAACTGGGCCACCCCAACTTCCTCAAGGAAATCAAGGTGGTCCCCTTTTACAGCAGCCCCCTCAAGGTCCGATGCAATGAGATTGGAATTAGTGCCTCTATCATTAGATGCTGCCAATGAATTTATCCTTAAGCATCATAGACATCACAAGCCGGTTATAGGGCATAAATTTTCGATAGGTGCAATGTTTGATAATAAACTTGTGGGGGTCGCAATTGTAGGTCGCCCAGTTTCGCGTATAAGACAGCATGATAAACTAACTTTGGAAGTTACACGATTGTGTACCGATGGTACAAAGAATGCCTGTTCTTTTTTATATGGGGCTAGTGCGAAAGCAGCTTTTGCTTTAGGGTATAAACGGATTGGCACTTATATTCTAAAATCTGAATCAGGGGTCTCATTGAATGCATCTGGTTGGAAGTTAATTAGTGAAGTTAAAGGCAGATCATGGTCTTGCCCCTCCCGTAAACGTATTGATAAACATCCCACTGTAGATAAAGTCCTTTATCAGGTCCAGATTGAGTAATCAGAAGTAAAATGCCTCTCCAACCAATGCCAATGGGGCAATTACAGGCCCCTCCTCAACAACCTGGGCCATCCGCGCCCCCGTCCGGTCCTCCTGGCGGTATTCCACAGAGGCCAGGTACGGGTTTTCAAGGACCTATGCCTCCTCAGCAACCTCAAATTCCTCCTCAACTCCAGGATAAGTTACTTGGATTTCAGAGGATTATGAGGGCAGTCAAACTTTTAAGGGATGAGAAATTGCTCGGATTCCGCGTATCAATTGAAGTGGAATCGAGTGTCTATGCTGACCGTGACAAAGAAAAAGGTGATAGGACTGCTTTTATCGCAGCAGTCTCACAATTTTTACAGCAATCTGCCCAACTGGCGATTGCTATGCCGCAGTCAGCACCTTTTATGGGTAAACTTCTACAATTCAGCATCCGCGGCTTTGCAGTGGGAAGGGAGTTGGAGCAGGCCGTGGAAGACTTCACTGAAGAAGCTGAAATTTATGCTAAACAACGCGCATCACAGCCCCAACCACCTAATCCACAGATGGTGAAAGCCCAAGCTGACATGCTCAAGGCTAAATCTGATATCCAGTCGACGCAATTTAAGATGCAATCAGATCAGCAAAAGGCTCAGGCTGAGGTTGCAAGGCAACAGATTGAAAACCAAGGCGAAATGCAAAACGCTCAGGCCGACCTTCAGCAGAAGCAAGCTGATATTGAAATGCGTAAAATGGAGATGGAGATGGAAAAGATTCGTCTCCAAATTGAATTGGTCAAAGCTCAGGCAGATTTGAAAAAAGCAATGGTCGATGCTCAGACTTCACAACAGCAAGGTGCTATAGATCAACAATTGGCCCAAATGGATCTCGTATCTGAACAGCAGAAGATGAGAAATCAGACGATTACTGATGCTCAAAAGTTGCAGATGGAACATGAAAAAATGGGCATGCAGAGGGAAGCTCACGCTCATGACAGAATGATAGCTCAGCAAGATGCGGCATTGGGATATCAGCAATCGCAACAAGATCAAGCTATGCAACATGAGCAGATGCAGCATGATCGATATATGTCACAACAAGATCAATCTTTTGAAGGACAGAAACAGCAATTTGCTATGGATCAAGCGAGGCAACAACAGGCTAATACAACTGCACAGAACCAACATGCTGCTGATATGCAAAGACGACAAAGTCAATACGATAGACAATCAGCAGAATCGCAGTATAAACTTGGTCAGCAAAAATTGGCTCAACAGAGGGCCGCCGCTAATAGACCGAGGGTGACGCGATGACATCTGACCCGACTAATTTCCGTAAAGAACGAATAGAAAAGTTACTCTATGAGCTACGTTATGAAGTTGAGCGTGGGACGATGAGTCATGAGATTGACGAAACATTAACTTTTAACTTTTATGTCCCTATTAGTAGTTCAATTCCTGATGGTGTGGTGAGATGTTCGTTTTCAACGAGACCTATCCATAGACATATGATGGGTTTAGATTATGAACCAAAATTGAAGCTTGTAAAAGATCTGGATAAATAGATGCTCAAGCCGGACAAAATGGTGCAACGTATTGAAACATAGGAAGAGCGGCTGAAGCGTTGGGCGTCCCAGCACAAATGGGACGGCCCATCGGCAACGCACTATTTACTTTGCCCTAGAGATCGGCTGCACCACAACAGGAGCTGACATCAAATCAAGCCTCCTCTTATCCAGTGCCAAAAGTTCTTCTATGGTCATCCCGTTGGTGCCACGAGGTGGCAGGCCGGCGTCGGCGCGCATTTCATCGGTAACGATTTCGACGCCATGCTTCATCGCAATGTCAAATAGCTCATTATGAATGTCACGAATTACACGGTCCTCTGGATCATCCACAATCACACCGCGAAGATGCTTATGGATA